TCCCCATTTTATGGGGATCGTGGGAAATAAAATTCCCCGAAGAAATTGAATCCCCGCAACTCCCCATTCTATGGGGACTGCAGGATCATGCCAATAGTTTTCGGGGAACCCCCACGAAGTAATCTTTTAGAAATATCTTGCATTTGGGTTAGCGTCATTCCCGTTTTTTTTTACGCGGGTCGCAAAATAAAATCTTATGTCACAAAATTTCCAGTTGACGCGCTAATTGGTTTCCACTAACCATAGGGAAAACCATGAAAGTAATTAACATAAAAACCAAAGACCTAATCCCAGCAACCTATAACCCAAGGCAACTGAGCAAAATAGCTTACCAACAAATACAAGAAAGTCTTGAGTCGTTTGGGTTTGTAAATCCGATCGTTGTTAACACACACAAGGGGCGGGAGAATGTTGTTATTGGAGGCCACCAAAGAATCAAAGTTTGGGAGGCTATGGGCAACAAACAAGTCCCGGCGATTGAAGTTAGTTTGCCATTGGAAAAAGAAAAAGAGCTTAACATACGCCTCAACAAAGCCGGGGGCGCGTGGGATTGGGATGTGTTAGCAAACGAGTTTGAGTTGCCAGACCTTCTTGATTGGGGTTTTTCTGAAAGCGATTTTAGCTTTGGCTCGGAATTTGATGGTGTAGAGGATGGTGCAGTAGACCTAGACCTTGAACTACCCGGCGGTCTAGAGGAGGCAGGTGTGCGGATGGTTCAGATTTTCTTAAACGACCGCACGCACAAAACATTCATGGACACGGTTAAAGAAGCCAAGGAAGAAGGGGAAAGTATTACAGACACCGTTTACAGATTAGTAACAGCATGAACATATTGAAAGCAAAGAGGAAACATTCCGATGAGTGGGTTGGGGAACATTTGGCGACACATTTGTTAGGCGATGATAGTTTTGACACGCTTATTGATTCGGACACGGATGCTTACGACCAAGAAACCGGTGAGTTGCTTTTTAAATTTCGGAAAGGGATTATCCCTAAGCTAGTCGCGAAACGAGCCGCCGATGTGCTTTTCAAACACAAGTTTTCCAGTGACAACAGGGGAACCGCAGGTGGTGACATAGTGGAAAACCTTGCAAAAGGCAAAATTGACAAAGCCTTAGAAGCCAAAATTAAAAACAGCAAAGCGGCGCAAGCCGGGAGGACGCAATACAAGAACATAAAAAAAGACGGGACGATTAGTAAACAAGGCAGGGCAAACGACATTAGCTCCGGCATCATTGGCTATTATGATAGATACCCGCGCATCCCATATTGCAGATTGACCGCCTTCAACCAAAACCATTTTGAACGATGGAAAGAGGTTTACCCGCTTGTCAAATTTGTTGATAATTGTTTCAAGGAATTGATTCCTGAAAAATACAAACTGCAAAGAGCGGAAGCGGATGCCACAAGCCAAGATTTTGTGATTCCCAATACGGCCTTCTCAACAGTTACAGTCAACCAAAATTGGCAAACCGCAGTCCATAAAGACAAGGGTGATTTTGAAGAAGGGTTTGGTAACTTAGTGGCACTCAGGCGGGGCAAGTTTGAAGGCGGGTATTTTGTCTTACCAGAATGGCGCATAGCTATAGATATGCAGAATTGTGATTGCTTGTTAGTTAATGTTCACAAGTGGCACGGAAACACGCCGATCAAAACAATATCTAAGGACGCATTACGGGTCAGCACGGTTATGTATTACAGGAAGAAAATGATTGATTGCGGAACCCATGAAGAAGAACGTTTAAGGGCTGCCAATGCCGCAACCATTAACCACGAAGAAAAGTAGCCATGACCATTGCTATACCGAGTCACCACAGGGGTGACTTAATACTAACTCACGCATTGAACTTTGCTCTGAACCAACTAGAAGCCGACCCGTCTGATGTTTATGTTTTTGTAAGCGACAAGGAACAAATCCCGGCCTACAAAAAAAACCTTGATGGTAGTGGGGTAAATTTAATCAATGCTGATACGACTAATGTTAGGGACAAGTTCAATTTCATACACGCTTATTTTAAAGATGGTCGTGATGTTTTGGTTATAGAGGACGACATCAAAGGATTGGTTTCTATTGCTCAAGAAACACCGGTGCAAACGGTTACCAAAGGTTTTGCGTTGATGCACCAATATGAAAAATCCCTTTGGGGCATTTACCCTTCCTCTAATAAATATTTCATGCGCCCGATTGCTAGGAGGGGCTTCAATTATATAGTTGCCAATATGTATGGATTTAAAGCCGATGGCGATGAAAGGCTTTTGATACAAGAACACAGTAAAACCGATTACGAGAGGAGTATTCTATATGCGGTTTACAAAAAAGGTTCTGTCCGTTTGGACTACGTTGCCGCCAAGACAAACAACTATACAACGAAGGGCGGGATGCAAATGTTAGGCAACCGCGCAGAACTTGAATCAACAGCGGGTATGAATTTAGTCCGCAGGTTCCCGAGGCACGCCGCAATCAAAAAAGGGACGAAAAGTAAGTATGATGAAATCAAATTGTTAAGATGAAGCATAAACTCCACCACGTTGTAATAACCGCTAACGGTAAAGGTGAAAGAATGGCACGCTACCCGGTTCCGAAATTTATGCTGCCATATAAAGGGAAGCCAATCTTGAAACACCTTTGCGAAAAATTCCCTGCCGCAGTTGTATTGACCCACCACAAAGTAGATGGATACCCGATATATTCTTGCCAACCTACCGATTCACGTGCAGCAACTTTATCTTATCTAAAAGGGTGGAAAAACGTTTTGGTGGTTGATAGCGATATAGTGGTTCTTGGGAACATAGAAACAGAATACAACGGCGACACCTTATATATGCGCGAAGGTATAAATGCCGGCCTCTATTTTATTGCTGACGTAAACCAAACCCTCGAAAAGATGCAAGGCGATGATATTGCAAATGCAATGGCTGAGGCGGGTGTTTTACAATGCGAGACAATCCACCTTGGAACTGAAAAAGAATATGAATATTATTGCAGTTGATTTTGATAACACCCTCGCAATGGGTAATACGAGGATCAAAGATTTGCTCCCTAACGTAGAATTGATACAGCGTTTGCGGGCTTGTGATTGCTATATTAAAATAGTAACCGCAAGGGGCGCAAAAAACAAACTGACCAAGAAGCAGAAACGGGAACGTTATTATAACCCGATCAAAGAATGGCTGCATAAATACGGCGTCCCTCACAACGAGTTATCTTTCAATAAAGAATATGCACATTTATATATTGACGATATGACCATTAGTGAGGTTTCTGACTTTACTACAATCCAAAGCCAATTCACGAAGAACAATATAATACTAACAGAAAGAACCTGCGTAAAAGAATGCGAGACTGCAAGAAGTGAATTTGATTGGTATAAAAAAGCAGAATCAATGGGCATACTTACACCGGTTGTTAGGTTTGCAAACGACGAGTTGATTATAACCGAAAAAATACAAAACGCACGCAAGCCCGACCCTTGTGAAATAATCCACCTCTTGAAAAAGTTTTCTGGCCTAGAACCGATCAACGATGCCGGCTTTGAAACATATAAAGACAACATAAAAAACTTCGATGCCCCCGCACTAACCGAACACAGCGCAACATTTTATCACGGCGACTTGTCTACTCAAAATGTATTAGTGTCTGATGGTGTTTATTGCATTGACCCAAATTACAAACAAGTATTCGGTTCTTATATAATTGATGCCGGCAAGGCAGCGTTCAGTTTTTACGCTTATGAAAACAACTTAGAAGCCGCGCAAAAAATATGGAGCGCTTTCCCAGAGTCTGCCACATATACCATCACGGAGGGGATGCGCGTTTGTAAATATAAAGACTATTATACAGAGGTTCAAACATTGCGGGCGCACTTAAACATATAACACATTGAAACCAGAAAACAAATACGACCAACTTGAAGCCCGCAATATTAAGAATATAGCCGACAAAGTTGCCGCCGGAAAAACCCTAACTGCGGCGGATAGGCGGGCGGTAGAAAACCACAAGAGGAAAGAGTTGGGCTTGCGCCCAATGAAGACAGAGCAAGAACTAGCAAAAGAGTTCGGCGTTGGGCGGCGCGGTTCTATAGTTAGGTGGAAGAAGCTACAAGCCCCCTTCGATGGCACTAACGAGCAGGTCTACCAGTGGATGCTAGACAACAATATTCGCGGCGCTGAAGAATGGAAACAAAAATACAGGAATGAAAACCCCGGCCAATTCAAAACCAAAAACACAAAAAAAGAAAATGCTAAAATATTAAGGGTTGAAACTAAAACAGCGGAAGAACTAAGAGATGAATATTTGGCCGACTTGCGTTTGGCAAAAGAAGCTTGTGATGAGTCTAGGGAAAAAATGGCGCTCAACGCATATCTTAAAATTGAAAAACAAATACGGGAAAGGGAAGCCCATGAAAAAAAGTTAGGTATAGAGCGCGGTGAGATGTTGGCTAGGGCAGAAGTTGAAAGGATTTTGAGGACGTTGTTCCATTCAGCTAATGCGTGCTGTGACAAGTTCAGCAAGCAAATAGCACAGAGGTTGAGTAATAAAGAACCGGATCAGGTCTATGAAATACTAGCGCCCCTCCTGACTTCACTAACAATATTTGAGAGCCTCCAAAAAGCGGCAAATCCACCCGGTGAATGCAACCTTCCGCAGTGGATAATTGATACCGCTAAAACGCAAGAAAAGCATTATATTGAATATGACTGAACTAAGAAATGTTAGGCGCAGAGATCCCATAGCTTGGCTGGAAGAAAATGTTCAGCTTGACTACGGTTATTTCAAAAGGGAAAACCACCCCCTGATCGTTGAGCCGATCCGCATGGCAGCCAAAAAAAGAGGCGGCTATGTCGGCCTCATCGGGAGTGTTCAGCACATTAAGACACTAACGGCTCAACTCATCCAGCTTTACGGGCTTAAAACTTCGCCCTGCAATGCAGCGCATTACGACCTAACAAGTGACGCACTCAAGGAGTTTTCTGACGACAAGTTTGTTCCTTTAATTGATAACACAGACACGATCACAAGCTTAATACCAGACCAACCATACCGGCGAACCAAGTTTTACACTAGCACGGTCTACGGTTATATTAGATTGATGTCTGCGGGCATAATGGCAAACCGAAATTCTAAAACACTCGAAAGAATAACAGCTGATGAATCTTGGGCATATAAAGACGAGGAAGGCTGGCTAGAGCAGATCCATGACAGGCAAAGTTCTTACTCATGGCAATGGCAAATGTTCTTGCCTTCATCCGGGCAAACTGCCGGCTCGCAGCTTGATAGGCTGTGGCAAAAATCAACTCAAAGAACTTGGCACATAAAATGCGATTGCTGTGGTGAAGAAATACCATATATATGGAAGCTCCCTGCGGTCAACGGGGTAGTTCCGCCCGGCGGTATGCGATACGCCGCTAGCGAGGACGTAATGGACGAGGAAGGGATGATAGATTGGGTGAAGCTAAGGGAGTCAGCTTATTACCAATGCCAACTCTGCGAGGGTAGAATGGATTGGAATGCTGCCGACCAAGATAGGCGCAACCAAGGCGGGCGGTATATAGCAATGAACGAAAAAGGAGACCCGAATATTACCTTCTACAATTATAATGCAATGGTTCATGTTCCATGGCCTGACTTGGTTACTAGATGGAAAGAAGCAACCATAGCAAGAAGCCGGGGCGACCTTTCAAAACTAGAAAACTTTGTCCGCAAACAACTTGCCCAACCATGGAATGAAAGCGAATACATTAGCGATGAGGTGCAAGAAAATGCCCGTGGAGATTATTTGTTAGGGCAAAAGTGGGAAACCGGTGGTGAAGAGCCGTTAATGTTTGCAACCGTGGATGTCCAGAAGGATCATTACTATGTTATTATCCGGGCATGGGCATTGATTGGCGGGGTGTTACAATCAAGATTGATTGAAAGAGAAAAGGTTGTTTCAGTTGGCCAGATACGCGACCTTGCCGACAAGTGGCAATTGAAACAAAACGGGCTGAGGGGTTCAAGGGTGTTTCTAGATGGAAACTACAATACCGTTCAGGTGCAGCGCATAGCCGGGGAGAATGGCTGGATGGTCTTCCGTGGAGACAAAGCTATGGACTTCAGACACCCCGATGGTTTGCGCCGCATATATTCCGATGTGCAATATTTGGACACTGGCGAGGGGACAGAAAACGCCCGTGGTGGTAGTCGGTATGTTGGGCAAATCCGCTTTTCAAAAAACGCGGCACTTAGCCGCTTATCTTTAATCAGGTCAATTAGATCATTTGAAGATAAATTGGTTTGGACTTACGCGGACAATGCTGGCAGCGTTTATGAACGCCAGATTAACGCTTGGCATCGCATAAGTAAAACAGCGCCAGACGGGCGGCGCTATTATGACTTCATTAACAGGGATTCCAAAGACGACCATTACGGTGATTGCGAACAACAGCAAGTTGTGTGCGCTGCGATGGCCGGTTTGGTTGGCGTGGATGGAGGTAGGCAAGACGATGATGACGCTGAATAATTAGAGCATTGACAAAGAGCCTGATTTGATATTTAAATCATGTAGACAAAATGCGTGCTTTGCTTTTTACAATCTGGATTCAATCCGACAAATCCGTTTCAGCGACTTTATCAATGTTAGAGCAATTAACTATTGCTCAACTTGAAACCGTCCAGCAAGGCGGGGCAAGAATGATCAACGCTTCATTGGCAGGAAAATCCTTCAGTTATGAGTTGCCGCCTAACTGGGGCGCTTTTGATTTCACCGAAATGATTCGTATGGCTTACAAGATGGTAAAGACCGGGGGCTTGAATGGTTCTGTTATGACAGAGGCACTTCTAGAAGCTTATGTGCTTGATACGAGCAATGAGATTACGGATACGATGCTTGCTAGAATTAACTATAACAATTTAAGACGATAAATTATGGCAGTCAACCCGGTTAAATCATCATACGGAAAAGCTAGCATACGCTACGCGCCCGGCAATACATTGCGCTCAGGTTCAAGCGAGTTTTATTCTGGAGGCCGGAATGACCAGCGCCGTTTGAATACTAAAAACCTTTCGCAAGATATTGCGGACATGATGACCGCTCATCGCCACAAGATGATGCTTGGCGATTCAAGGTATATCTACCAATCTTTCTCCTCCATTGCCGGCGCTGTTAAGCAGAAAGCTAATTATGTTTATGGGGGTAGTTGGAGGCTGCAATCATTAAGCACCGACACTTCATTTGCAGCCGCCGTTGAGGAAGACTTTAACAGGTTGGATCAGATGTTTGATTTGCGCGGGGCTAACTTTGGTTTCCGAAAAAACATTTGGCGAGGGTCAAAGTTGCTAGACGTTGACGGTGATTTTTTTGTTATCTTAACCGAGCAACCCGAAACCGGTTTTCCTAAGTTGCAATTCGTAGAAGCGCACAGGATTGGTGATTGGGGTGATTGTGGTGACGGTTATGTTAACGACTCAACTGCATACGGCGGGCGCAGAATATTGACCGGGGTAATAGTTGATGATTATATGGCTCCGGTTGCATACCGTATTAAAGATGATTCTAGGAATCGTGGTTTCCAAGATATACCGGCTAATTCAATGGTTCATTTTACAGACATGGAATGGTTCAGCCAAGGCAGGGGGACGCCAACAATCGCGGCCGCTATTCTTGATTGGTATGACCTAAGCGAAACGCGTGATGCCCAGAAAATGAAACAGAAAATCAATTCTATTTTAACTCTGGTAGAATCAACCGAATCAGGAACTAGGGATATAGGCCGCAACGCTTTGGGTATTGGTGGGGGTGACGCAGCCCCGGCGACAACCTACATGGATAGCGGGATGATTCGCATTATCAAGAATGGTGGGAGTTTAAAAGCCCACACAGCAAACGATCCGCCGGAAGGCTGGTTAAAATTCACCCAACTTGTTGAGCAATCAGCGTTCTACGCGCTAGGTTGGCGCAGGGAGATGCTGGATTCTAGTGCAGTTGGAGGTGCAGGTGTTCGCGGCTTTGCCGCAGACATAAACAAATCTATCGCAGCAAGGCGCGAAACATTGGAAAGCGGCTACAAAAGGCTCGCTCAATACATTATTGCAAAACGAGCTAAAATGGGCGCTTACACATTGCCGGAAGATTGGTGGAAAGTTACATTTACAAAGCCGGCAGAATTTACTGTTGATGAAGGCAGAATGCGGAAAGCAGATATTGAAGACCTCCGCGCCGGGTTAATTACAGCAACCGATATCGTTGAGCGGAGGGGTAGTAATTATGATGATGTGGTTATACAACGAGCCAAAGAGCTTTCAACACTCAAACAAATTGCGGAAGATTACGGCCACCAACTAACAGACATT